CTCTGCCGACAGCCCCACGATCGACTGCGCGATCGACGTGCTGCCGTTCTTCTGGATGCCGGAGAAGACCCTCTTCCGCCGGGCCACCGAAGACAAGATCCCGTATCCGCAGTGGAAACAGGACGGGTACATCACGACGTGGCCCGGCAGCCTCATCGACCACGACGCGATCTGCGAATTCATCATCGGCACCCTGGCAAAGACGTACCGGATCCGCGGCATCGGCATCGACCAGGCGGGCGCCGCCGGCGTCGTCAACAAACTGAAACGCCACTTCGGCGAGGACCTGGTCGACGAAGTCCCGCAAGGGTTCCGATCGCTCAGCGAAGCCTCGAAGTTGATGGAAGCGCTCGTCGTGACCGTCAACGTGGCCCACGAACCGAATCCCTGCATGGCGATGTGCATGGCCAACATGGGGAAGGACGAGAACGCCTGGCGCGAGATCCGGCCCATGAAACTCAATCAGCGGCGACGGATGGACGGCGGCGTTGCGCTCATCGATGCGCTCTGGAAGATGACGAAGACGCCGGCAGCCGAGCGCTCCGTGTACCTGACGCGAGGCGTGCGTGTCCTGGGTGAATAAGGCGCTCGCCGGTGCGCGGGCGGGGCTCGCGGCCACGGCGACAGGCCTGCTCGAGAACGTGAACGGCCTGGCGGTCCTCGGCGGCGCGTGCTGGCTCTATCTCGGGATCCGGGGCTTCTCGCCCCACGCGGCGGACATCGCCGGCGGCGTGATGCTCATGGCGATCGGCGTGTTCCCGTATCTGCGGCGGTGGCGAAAGAGGAAACCCTGATGGATCTGTTCGGACGACTCCTCGGCGGCGATCTCTCCGCGGGCACGCCGGGGCCGGCGGACGACTTCTGGTTCGGACCGGCGGGCGGCGTGCTGACCCCGGCCGGGATGCGCGTCGACGAGCACGGCGCGCAGAACCTCTCGGCCTGGTTCCGCGGCCGCCTCATTCTTCAAATCATCGTGGCGATGATGCCGCTGCCGGTCTATCGGCGACTCCCGAACGACGGCGGCGCCGAGCCGGCCCCGTATCATCCGCTTTACGACGTGGTGCACGACCAGCCCAACGACACACAGGACTCGTTTCAGTGGCGGGTCGAGCAAATGGGCGACCTGATCGACCGCGGCCACGGCTACAACTGGATCGTGCCGGGCCCGCGGGGCTTCGTGCACCAGCTCTGCCGGATCGATCCCACGCTCGTGACAGAAAAGCAGCAGGTCACGACGCTGGCCAACGGCGCGGTGATTCCCGGCCGGATGCTCTACGACATCAGGAACGCGCAGACCGGCCGGACGAACACGTTCACGCAGGACGAGGTCTTCCATCTCCGCGCCCCAGGCGGCAAGGGCATCCTCGAGCACGCGCGCATGAGTCTCGGCACGGCGCTGGCCACCGAGGCCTTCGCGGCGGCCACGTTCGGCCGCGGCGCGCTCAACGGCGGCGTGATCGAAAACCCCGGCGTCCTCGACAAGGAACCCTCCGAGCGGATGGCGAAGTCCTTTATCACGGCCGCCGGCGACTGGCGGTTGCCGAAAATCCTCGAGCAGGGCTCGAAGTTCATCGAGAGCAAGCTCTCGCCGGAAGACTTCCAGATGCTGCTGTCGCGGAAGTTCGGCGTGGACGACATCGCGCGGTGGCTGGGCGTGTCGCGGCAACTGCTCGAGAACAGCGATCCGTCCTTCGGCAATGCCGATCAGTTCTGGCAGAGCTTCCTCACGATCAGTATGGGAGGCTGGCTGTCGCTGTTCGAATTCGGGATCAACGGGCAACTGATTATTGAGTCCCCGAAGTATTACGCCCGGTTCACGCGCCAGGCCATCGCGCGCGGCGATCTCGCGGCCCGGTGGGCGGCCCACGTCGCGGCGGTCAACGCCGGCATCGTGACCGTCGACGAAGTCCGTGGCGTCGAGGATCTGAACAAGCGCGGCGGGAAGGCCGACGAGCTCCGGGAACCGCAAAACATCACCGGCAAGCCCACGGCCGAGGCGCCCGTCGACGAGCCGCCTAAGACGAAGCCCGTCGACGACCCGCCTCCGCGGAAGCGGGCCGCCGTCCCCGACGACGAGAAAGCGCGCGCGATCGTCACCGAGTCCGCGGCCCGGGTGTTGCGGAAGGAACTCCAATTCGCGACCCGCGCCGCGGTGAAGTACGCCGACGACCCCGAGGCCTATGCCGCGGCGGTCGACGCGTTCTACGCCGACCATCACGTGCTCGTCATGGCCACGATGCTGCTCGAGGAACCCGCGGCGCGGGCGTATGTGGCGATTCAACGCGCCGATCTGCACGACGGCCTGGCGGTGACGGCGACGTGGACGCCGGCGTACCTCGCGAGCCTCGCCCTGGACCGCCCGACGGTCGATCCGATGCCGGGACTCCTGAAAGCCGCGATCGAGAAGCCGGCGGCGCCCGTCACCGTGCATTCCACGATCGCGAAGGGCGCCGTCGAAGCGATCGTCCACGCGCACGCGGCGCCGGTCACCGTCCACGCCCCGGTCACGATCGACGACGGCGCGGTCCGGGTCGACGCGCCTGTCACGATTGCGAAGGGCGCGATTCAGCACGACACGCACGTTGCGGCGCCGGCGGCGCGCACCACGGTCGTCGACAAGACCGTCACCTACAACGCGAACAACAAGATCACGAAGGTCCGCGAAGAACACCGCGAGAAGGACTAACCGATGGCGCTGAATCCGAAGTACACGAATCTCGCGGTGAACACGAAGGTCGACGCCCTCGCGGCGCTGCTCAACAGCGGCTTCTGTGACATCTACGACTCGACCGGGGCCGGGCAGCCCGCGACGGCCGACACCGCGATCACCACGCAAATCAAACTCGCGCGACTCACCTTCGGGAATCCGGCCTTCGCGGCCGGCGTCGCCGGCGTGGCCACGGCGAACGCCATCACCCAGGACGCGGCGGCCGACGCCACGGGCACCGCGACCTGGTGCCGGATGCTGAAGTCCGACGGGACGGCCGTGCAGGACGGCTCGGTCGGGACGTCGGGCTGCAACCTGAATCTCACGACCACCTCGATTGTGCAAAACGCGGCGGTCTCGGTCTCGAGCCTGACGCTCACAGAAAGCAAGGGATAACGCGCATGGGACGCCAACTCTTTCAGGACGGGCCGTATATCGATCCGCCGGTCGCTTCGAATCCCGGCGTCACCGGCGCGGCGGGGTCCGCGCTCGTCTCCACCTCGGCCGAGGCGCTGTGGATCGGCGCGCAGTTCACGCCGATCTATGCCAACGACCCGAAGGCCGGGAAGGTCTACAGCGTGCGCGCGTTCGGGATCATGTCGACGGGCGCGAGTGGCACGCTGATCTTGATTCCGCAGTACGGCGCGCTCGGCGGCACCACGATTGGCACCTCCCAGACCGTGACGATGCCGATCAACATGACGAACGTCGCCTGGTGGCTCCAGTTCGATCTCGTCTTTCGCACCATCGGCTCGGGCGCCAATTCGACCTGTATCGGGGGCGGGTTCTTTGCGACGGCGCCGTTCACGTCGGCGCCGGCGGCGGGCCTCGGGTGCGTGATTCCGTTCGGCGGGACGTCCGCCACTGTGGACGCGACGATCAATAGCGGCATCACGATCTCGAAAACGCTGAGCGTCGCGGGCTCCTTCACGCTCCAGGAAGCGTTCATCTACTCGAGGAACTGAGCGGTGCAGTCGATCAATGTGGTTCCGGGCGTGCCGAACTCGGCGCAACATCCCTTTGAAGGGTTCAGCGACGCGAGTCCGTACTTCCCCCAGCGGAACTTCACGATCACCGGCGTGACGCGGGATGCCACGGGCGCGGCGCTCGGCAGCTGCACGGTCCGGCTGTTCAATACCGCGACGAACGGGCTCGAGCAAACCGTGATCTCCGACGCGAGCGGGAACTACGCGTTCGTCGTGGATAAGACGCAGGCCTACTACACCGTGGAATACAAAGCCGGGGCGCCCGACGTGCGCGGCACCTCCAATAACACGCTGGCGGGGACGTAAGTGCCGGATCTCTATCTCCGCAGCAATCCCGACGGCGTCACCGAGGTCCGGCTGTACCCGGACGGCGCCGATGCCGTCACGATCACCGGGACGGGCGATTGCACGGCGCCGGCGGGCGCGTTCGACGCGAGCGGGACGGAAACGATCGCGGGCACAGGCGCGATCGCGGCGGCCGCCGGCGCGTTCACGGCGACGGGGACCGAGACCATCACGGGGACCGGCGCACTCGCGGCCGCGGCGGGATCGATCGCGGCGAGCGGCCTCGAAACGATCGGCGGGACAGGGGATCTCACGTCGCCGGCGGGCGCGATCGCGGCGAGCGGGAGCGAAGCGATCAGCGGCACGGGGGATCTGGCGCCGGCCGTCGGCGCGATGGCGGCCGCGGGGACGGAGACGTTCACCGGCGCAGGAGATGTGACAGCTGCGGCGGGCCGCCTGGCCGGCACTGGCGCGGAAACCATCGTCGGCACCGGAGATGTGACAGCCCCGGTGGGATCGTTCGCCGGCAGCGACGTCCAGGCGGTCAGCGGCACCGGGGACTGCTCGGCGCCGGTCGGGGCCCTCGAGGGACAGGGCACGGTCGCCGACGTGGTGGAGCCGCCGGCCCCGACTGTTGGGGCGCCGTCCCTCGTGTCCGGGAGCGTGGGGGCCACCTCGATGTTTGTCCCCGGGATGGTGCGCCGGACGTGGAAGAGCCGCGAGACGTCGCTCCCCACGGCGCCGACGAAGCGGAAAAAGAAGAAGCGCCAGGACGAGGATGAGCCGGACCAGGCGGTCGCGCTGCTGGGGCTGGCGGAGTTCGGGTCGGACGAGGGTCTGCTGGGTCTCTGACCCCATGAACTTCAAAGGCCCGGTCTTTCCGTCGTTCCTGAATCAACAGACCGCCGGCGCCGCGGCGTCAATGGGTCGCGCATTGCGGGACACGGGCACGCGCGAGAGGCCTTCGACAGCTCGCGAAGAAAGAGAGCCGCAGCATGAGTAGTAATGGTAATGGCAAGACCCCGCTCCCGTTCCAGGCGCCCGCAGGCACGCCGCTGATCGGGCAGCCCTTTTCGATTCTGACCGTCGGGATCCCGATGAACATGACGCTGACGTGTAACTGCGGCGCCGCGGACGAGCGGCCGGTGCTCAAAGTGGAGCTCAGTGCGTTCGTCGCGTGTCCGACCTGCCGGAAGCAGTACAGCGCGTTCTTCAATCCTCAGAACGGACAGATTCACATGGTGGTGAACACGCCGGTGCCGGAAGGAGTGCCCGCATGAAGTACCAACACATTGCGCAGTACGTCGCCGAGACGCTGTGGGCGATCCAGCCGTCGAAGATGGCGGAGTTGCTCTCGGTCCTTGCGTACCGGGCGGCGGGGCACGAGTTCACGGCGGAGGAAATCGCTGCGCGCATCGGTCCCGATCTGCCGGCATCGAACGGCAAGCTGCTGGGCGGCGGCGCCGCGATCATTCCGATTCGTGGTGTCATCGCGCATCGGATGAGTGGCATGGAGGAGTCGAGCGGCGGCACCTCGGCCGAACAGATCGGCGCCCTCGTCGACCAGGTGGCCGCCGATCCTGGCGTCGGGACGGTCGTCTTCGATATGGATAGCCCTGGCGGGACGGTCCCGGGCATT